GTGAAGCAAACGTAATCGCCAAACAGACCCGTCGGGGTAAGGGAAACTTCGTTGTTTGCTCCTCGGATGTTGCTTCTGCACTCGCAATGGGTGGTTGGTTGCAACTCTCCCCCGCACTCAACACCAGTCTTGATGTTGATGATACTGGCAACACATTCGTCGGTACTCTTAACGGTAAGATGAAGGTTTATATTGATCCTTATACTGCAACTACAAACGATGCGCGAACTAGTGATGTAAACTTCGCATGCGTTGGATATCGCGGTAGCAACCCATATGATGCAGGTCTTTTCTACTGCCCATACGTCCCACTCCAGATGGTGCGTGCGGTTGGTGAGAACCCCTTCCAGCCCAAGATCGGGTTTAAGACTCGTTACGGTATGGTTGCCAACCCATTCGCCCATGATGATGGTAGTACCGTTAGCGTTGGTTCTGGTAAGAATGTTTACTATAGACTATTCACCATTACTAATCTACATGGTAATACTGCCTGATTTGGTTTTGGTTGAATAATAACTCGTAATACAAGAGGGAGTCCTTCGGGACTCCCTTTTTTTGTATAAATAATTTAATATAGGGAGTTTCCAAATGGTATATGAAGAAGCATTATCTGGATATGGTGAAGGATACAGTGGTGCTTACCCAGGCTTCACTGGTCCGGGAAATCCCGATATAACAAGGGTAATAAACCCACGACAACCTAGTACTAATAACTATCTTGCTTCTAATTTCTTTCAACTCGAAATAACAAGATTACCATTAGTAACTTATTTTTGTCAAAGTGCCACTATACCAGCATTAAATTTAACACCAGTCGATCAGCCTGTCCCGTTTGGAACATTTCCAAAAAGAATAGGGGGTAAGTATAATTTTGAAGATCTCACGGTAAGTTTCATAGTTGACGAAGAAATGAAAAATTGGCTTGAAGTTTTCAGATGGATGGAATCTATAGGAAACATGGAAGATTATGAAAAAATCATTAATGGATATGAAAATGATGATTTCTTTTCGCACATTACGCTCATAGTAATGAATAGTGCTTATAAACAAAAATATCATGTTAAATTTAAAAAAGCATTTCCGATTGCATTAACTGGTATTGATTTTACTACTTCATCTCCCGATACAGATCCGATTATAGCGAGTGCCACATTTACATACGATTCATATAACATCCATGAAGTATAATTTAGGCATTTGACATGATTGTTATTTGTGATATAATACTCTTAGGAGTATTTAAATGGTAACATTGAATGATTTAAGAAATATGGTAAATGAAGATCTGAAAATAGATCAAACAGAACTTGATGTTGAATCGGTCAAAACCCCACAATTGCACAATAAATATTTAATCATGTATATGGATGAAAAACTTATATTAGGTAAACATGAATCGGATTTAAATATACTACGAAAAGAGAAATGGCTTTATTATACAGGAAAAATGAGTCAAGAAGAATTAGATAGACGAAATTGGAAGCCTTTTGATTTGGTTGTTCTAAAAAGTGATATTGACAAATTTCTTAATTCTGATGAAGATGTAATTAAAATGTCCAATAAAGTATTATTCCAACAAGAGAAAGTGAATTACCTTGAAAATGTGATTAAAATTGTCAATAATAGACAATGGTACATTCGTTCTGTGATAGATTGGATTAAATTCACCAACGGCACATGAATACATTAGAAATAAATCAAATTGATTCTGTTTACATTAAAGTTTCTTGTGATAGAGGATTAGCAAAGGAACTTAGTGAATATTTTACATTTTCTGTTCCAAACTATCAATACACCCCTGCATTCAAAAATAAACTGTGGGATGGACAAATTCGTCTCTATAATATACACACCCAGAAAATATATGCTGGACTTCTTGATTACGTTTTAATGTTTGCTTCTGATAGGAAATATACGGTAAAGAACAATTGTGCAATAAAAACATCAGAAGTTTCAGAAAAAAGCATACAACGTTATATTAATGACACAATCAAACCAATGTCAAGTGGTAATAAGATTACTCCACACACGCATCAAATAGCAGCAATTACTCACGCTATCAACAATAAACGGTGTTTATTGCTTTCCCCAACAGGAAGTGGTAAATCTTTAATTATATACTCACTTGTTCGTTATTATGAATCTCTCATTCCTTACAACAAAAAGATTTTAATTGTGGTTCCAACTACAGGGTTAGTATCACAAATGTATAATGATTTTTTAGATTATTCGTTACGAAATAAATGGAATGTCGATGCACTTTGTCATAGTGTTTTTGCCGGTAAAGACAAACAAACTGAAAAGAAAGTAGTAATATCCACGTGGCAAAGCATTTATAAAATGTCTGAAAAATACTTTGAGCAATTTGATGTAGTGTTTGGTGATGAATGTCATTTATTTAAAGCAAAATCACTTACTTCTATAATGAGCAAACTGAAGAGTTGTTCCTATCGTGTGGGGACTACAGGGACTCTAGACGATTCACAAACTCATAAACTAGTAATAGAAGGTTTATTCGGTAGGGTATTTAATGTTACATCAACAAAAGCCCTAATGGAAAAGAATTTACTGTCTAAACTTAACATTGAGTGTATAAATTTACAATATAATATCAATGAAATACAAGAAGTGAAACGCACATCATACCAAGATGAAATGAAGTGGTTGATTGGTAATAAAAAAAGAAACAATTTTATTTCTAGTCTTTGTTGTAAAATAAAAGGCAATTCTTTACTTCTGTTTAATTATGTGGAACTTCATGGAATTCCTTTATATGAAAATATCAAAAAAACATGCCCTGATAAGAAGGTATTTTTAATTTACGGAGGAACGAAGACTGAACAACGAGAAAAGATACGTCGTATTATAGATGAAGAAAAGGATGCAATTCTTGTTGCATCGTACGGTACTTGTTCTACTGGTATTAATATCAAAAATATACACAATATTGTTTTTTCTTCACCTTCAAAATCGGTTGTTCGTGTTCTGCAATCGATAGGACGGGGGTTGAGAAAATCTGATACAAAAGAATCAGTAAAACTATATGATATTAGTGATAATCTTCAATATAAGAAGTATATAAATCATACCATGAAACATTTTAACGAACGAATTAAGATATATAATAGAGAGAATTTTTCTTTTAAAACAATTAAAGTCCGATTATAGGAGAATTCAATGAAAGATACTGAATATAGAATACTAAAATTACGAAGTGGAGAAGAAATTATTGCAAAGATATGTGGACAAACAAAAGATAAAATGATATTAGAACGACCTATGATTTTTATGACTAAATTTATGATAGATCCATACTCTGGTAGACAAAGAGAACTTACAACATTAAAAAATTGGTTGTCAAACACCAAAGAAATACAAGCAAAAATTCCAAAAGACTTCATTGCAACGTTTTTAATTCCCGAAAATGATGTCGTTGAACTTTATTCATTAGAAAAAGAAAAAGAAGATATTGATGATCGTCTTGAAAGACAAATATTAAAAAGTAATCCGGAAGACGTTAAAAATGATAATGATATACAAAACATGAATAAAAATCTAGAAGATACATTAAACATAATGAAAGAACAAATAGAACTCAATCCGGATTTTATTGATGAAATAATAAATGGAGATTTATTAGATGAACTGAATGATGAGAAATATGAAAATGATGTCGATGAGATGAAAAATGTCATCACATTGACAATGTTTCTACCACCAGAAGCATTAATACCAATGGTAAATGCAGGTATGTTAAACCCAAAAGATATCAAAAAATTAATCGATTCTCTGTCTTCGAAAGATAAAAATGATCAATATCTAGGAGACGATAAAAATAGGCAAAAAGAAAAAGACTTTGGTAATGATTGGAGAGATTGGAGTTCTGATATAGAAGATTACTTTTAAATCATATATTAGTACTAATAGTACTCTTTTTTCCATAACACAGAGAGTGTAAAACATACTATTAAAAATGTCAAATTAAAAAACAGAAAAATATTGAATTAATTTTAATATAGTATATGATGTGTGAAATGAACGAAATATAGAGGGTTTTCATTTGGGAAAAAGAAATAAAAATAATGATTATATCGACAATGAAGAATTTCTTAAAGAAATGATAAAATGGAAGGATTTAGTAAATGAAGCGGAATCTTGCGATGATTTACGTCCTCCGATACCAGATTACATTGGTGAATGTTTTTTGAAAATTGCAGAACATTTGTCGTATAAACCAAACTTTATTAACTATCCCTACAGAGAGGAGATGGTAGGAGACGGAATTGAAAATTGCTTAATGTATGCGCACAATTTTAGTCCAGAAAAATCAAAAAATCCATTTTCATATTTCACTCAAATTATTTATTATGCTTTTTTAAGACGCATCGAGAAAGAGAAAAAACAAAATTATATAAAATACAAACTTTTAGAAAATGCTTCCGATTCCTACATCAATCGATGGTTTAAAGAAAATTACTTTGATACAAATAAAGGGAACAAGAAAGAAGCAAAGGACAAATTATTTGATCATTTTCAGTTATCAGAGAATGACATTTTAAAATTTGAACCAAAGAAGAAGAAGAAGAAATCAAAGAAGAAGAACCTTGATGTATTTTTAGAGGATGACAAGAGTGAAGATAGCCCTGATCAATGACACTCACTTCGGCGCAAGAGGTGATTCTCAAATATTTCTAGATTACTTTATGAAGTTCTTTGACGATGTGTTCTTTCCCTACCTCAAAGAGAACAACATAAGAACAATCATCCACGCAGGTGATCTGATGGATCGCCGCAAGTTTGTCAATTTCAACATTCTCAATCAAGTAAGGACTCGGTTCATTGAAAAACTACAAGATGAAGGCATTGAGATGCATTGTATCCTCGGAAATCACGATGTCTATTATCGTAATACTAACAGCGTCAATTCTATGTCTGAGTTGTTCGGTAATGAACCTTCCCTAAACATTTACGAAGAGCCAGAGGTTAGATCATTCGGTGCGTTGGATATTGCATTCCTGCCTTGGGTGAACAAAGAAAACTACGAACAGTCAATGGAGTTCATCAAGACAGCAGATGCACCTTTCCTTGTCGGACATCTTGAGTTGCAAGGATACGATGTTATCCGTGGAGTCCAGTATGACGATGGTATGAACCCTGATATCTTCAAGAGATACGAACAGGTTCTCACTGGACACTTCCACTGCCGTCAAGAGAAGGGAAACATCTATTATCTTGGGACGCAGTATCAGATTACATTTGGCGACCTAAACGAAACAAAGGGTTTCCATATTCTGGACACAGATACCCGTGAAATAGAATTCATCCCAAACCCATATAAGATGTTCTACACCGTCACATATAACGACGAGGACGGTCCTATGGACACTGACGGGTTTGATTGTGAACACCTCAAAGACACCTATATCAAATTGTTTGTGGAACATAAAGAACACCCATATTCGTTTGAGAGGTTTATGGACAAACTCTA